AGATATTTTAATTGCACGTGGTGTAATTAAAAAAGGTAAAAGGAAAAAAAGATAATGGCTAAAAAAGATACAGACACTGTTGTTAAAGATATGATGAGTGTTGATTTTGAAAACACTTCTAAATCAAAAGACTTTGACGATGATGGTTATGAGGAAGGTAAATCTAAAGATAGGGAGGTTGCCGAAGTTAAAGATATATCTTCTATGTTGGAATTAAAAAAAATGCAAAGAACAGGTGGTAATATCAGAAAAAATAAAAAATTATTAAATAAAAAAATCTCTGATACTATGACTAGAAAAAAATTTAATTTACTGAAAAGTAAATAGATGGCCAAACGAAAGTTTGTACACTTTGTTCCAAGACCTAAACCAAAGAAAAGACCAAGGAGACATAAGAAGTCGTTAAATAAAAATGAAAAACGTACTTTTAAAAAATATCATAGACAAGGAAGAAGGCCATGAATGAATTCGTATGTCCTAATGGTAGAATGTCTGTTAATGGAGTTTGTCCAATATTTGAAGGTGATGATGGACAAACTAAAGATTTTGAAAAAAAAGGTGGTAGCAGTGGTGGCATCTTTAAATTTGATTTTGAAGTAGACACTGAATCTAAAAACGAAAAAGCAGATAATATTTTAAATAAAAATATTAACTATTATAGAAACTATGTAGAGAATAATTTAGGAATTCCTGCTAGTGTTCAGAGTGGTTTCACTGCAGCTAGCATAGGTTATGGAATTGCAACTGGTGGCGGTCTTGCTGCAATTGCTGGTCCTCTTGCTATTCCTTTCGTGGTAGGTGGAGCCTTGAGAAGTAAAGAAGAAAATAGAATTCGAAATATTACAGCTCAAGATCCACAAGGAGATGTCGTTACATACCCTACAAAAATTATGAACATACAACCAACTAATAGAGATACATATATGGGTGGTGGTGGAGCATTCGATGGTGCTTCTAGTAGAGCAGAATATGATGCAGATCCAACAGGATTCTCGGGGAGCTTTTAATGGCTAGAACAAGAATAAGACCTAGAAAAAGAACTGGAGATATTCCAAGAAGAAAAAAATATTATAGACCGACTAAGAAAGGTGCGGGTATGACTAGAGCAGGTATTAAAGCTTATAGACGAGCTAACCCTGGATCTAAATTATCTATGGCTGTTACTGGTAAAGTTAAACCTGGTAGTAAGGCAGCTAAAAGAAGAAAATCATATTGTGCAAGATCCTTAGGACAATTAAAAAGAAGCTCTGCTAAAACAAGAAATGATCCTAATTCTAGAATAAGACAAGCTAGAAGAAGATGGAAATGTTAAATGAGTAAACCATTAAAATTATCTGAGGAAGCAGCAGTGCAAATGCCAATGAAAACAGTGGCATCATTAATTATTATTGTAGCTCTTGGTACCATGGGTTATTTTCAAATTGTAGAAAGATTAAATGTTGCAGATACTAGATTGCAACTAATGGAAAAAGATTTAGAGGAAAACACAGAATTTAGAATTAAATGGCCTAGAGGACAACTAGGTTCATTACCAGCTGATTCAGAACAATATATGTTAATAGAAGATTTATATAAACAAGTAGAAAAATTACAAAAAAATATTGAAATGAATATGAGTAACAAATTAAAAATAGAATTTATGGAAGGTCAGATAAGTAAATTACTTAATGATGTAGAAGCTCTAAAAGACAAAAATAGAGAAATAATTTATAAAAATGGTAATGGGGGTTAAATAAAATGATAGTTGAAAGTGTAGTTGCTTTACTTATGATTGTTAATAATGAAATAAAAGAACATAGAATTCAAGATAGTATGGCTCAATGTTTAAGAGGTAAACGTACTGCAGAGAGAGTTTTTCAAGAAAATGTACAATATAGTTGCGTAAATGTTAAAGCTGAATTGGAAGATAACATAGACGGATCAAGATCAATCAAAAAAATAATACTAGAATAATCAATATTTTTGTTTTATATCTATCGTAGGAAAGTATGGTATGAGCCAGGAGGTATTATGAAACTATGAAAAAAGGATTATATGCAAATATAAATGCTAGAAGAAAAGCTGGTACTTCAAGGCCAAAATCTAAAAGTACCATTTCTAAAAAAGCATACAAGAATATGAGAAAAGGCTTTAAGAAGTGATTGCAAGACCTTCTTTTAGAAAAACTATGACTAGACCAAAAAAGAGAAAAGGTAAAAAAGTGCCAGCTAAATATTTATCTGGTACATCTGGTAAGTTAAGGTCTAGAAGAAAAGCTGCAATTAAAAAATTAAACAAAGACAATAAAGGGTCTGGAGTTTTACCTGGAGATAAAAAAGGTGGTAAATTTGTAGGATCTAAAAAAGAGAGTATTCACAACAAACGATTCAAGAGGATGTATGGCTAAAAAAAAATCAAGTACAGCAACTGCAATAAAAAATAAAGCAAAAAAAACTGGTGTATCAGCATCTAAAATTAGAGCTATTTATAACAGAGGTTTGGCTGCATATAGAACAAGCGGTCACAGAAAAGGTGTAAGTCCACAAGCATGGGCTATGGCTAGAGTTAATTCTGCACTTACTGGTGGTAAAGCTGCTAAAGTAGATAAAGATATTTTAAAAGGTAAAAGAGATAAAAACAGAAGACCTGATGGTCGTAAGAAAAAGAAAAAAGCATAATGGCATTAGAAGTTGAATTAGATAAAAAAAAATTAGAATACACAGATGATGAAGGACAAAAAGTTCGTGTAGACGTAGATACTGATTTAACTGATAAACAAGAAGATGCTTTTGAATCAAACCACTATTCTAATCTAGCAGAAGAATTAGATCCACAAGAAGTTATTGGTATTGGAAAATCTTTAATAAAAGCTTATGAAGATGATAAAGCTTCAAGAAAAGATTGGGAAGACCAATATTCTAAAGGTTTAAAAATGTTAGGTGTAGTAGTAGAAGATAGACAAGATCCATTCCCGGGAGCTTCTGGCGTTCATCACCCACTTATGTCAGAAGCAGCAACCCAATTCCAAGCTAGAGCTATAGCTGAAATGTTTCCAGCAGGTGGTCCTGTAAAAACTCAAATTGTTGGTAAACAATCAGATAAAAAATTAGAACAAGCACAGCGTGTTCAAGATTTTATGAATTATCAAGTAACTAATCAAATTACAGATTATTTTAATGAATTAGATCAGATGTTATTTTATTTGGCATTAGCAGGATCTTCTTTTAAAAAAATATATTTTGATAATTCTTTAGATAGAATTTGCTCTAAATTTGTACCTGCAGATCAATTTGTAATTTCTTATGAAAATACAGATTTAGAAACTGCCGAAAGATACACACAAGTAATGAAACAAACTACAAATGAAATTAAGAAAAAACAAATTGAAGGTTTTTATAGAAATGTACCAATAACAAGAAATCAAGGTGGACAAAATACTGGAGATGTAGTTCAACAGACTATGGAAAAATTAGAAGGTATGACTGCTTCTATGGCAGATAAGATACACACTGTTTTAGAAATACACGCTGACATAGATTTAGGAGAAGATAATGATGGTTTAGCTTTACCTTACATAGTCACTGTAGATTATGAAAGTAATCAAGTTCTTGCAATTAGAAGAAATTGGAAAGAAGATGATCAATTAAAAAAGAAAAGAACATACTTTATACATTATAAATATCTTCCGGGCTTAGGCTTCTATGGCTTTGGTCTTATACAAATGATCGGCGGTTTACAACATGCAAGTACAGGCGCATTAAGAGCTTTACTTGATTCTGCTGCTTTTGCAAATCTCAATGGAGGTTTTAAAGCAAAAGGTGCAAGAATAGAAGGTGGAGACATCACTGTTTCTCCTGGTGAATGGGTCGATGTAGAAGCATATGGTGATGATCTTCGTAAAAGTTTTATCCCTCTTCCGTTTAAGGAGCCATCACCAACACTATTACAATTATTAGGTGTATTAACAGAGTCCGGGAGACGTTTTGCAAGTATCGCAGATGCTATGGTAGGTCAATCTGCTGGATCAGGGCCTGTCGGTACCACTATTGCTTTAATTGAACAAGGATCTAAAGTTTTTAGTGCTATACATAAAAGATTACATCAAGCACAAGGTAGAGAATTTAAATTAATTTATGAATTAAATGGAGAGTATTTAGATGACGAATATCCTTATGATGTTATTGGAGAAAGAAAAACTATAAGAAGAAAAGACTTTAATGATGCTGTAGATGTAGTACCAGTAAGTGATCCTAATATTTTTTCTCAAGCACAAAGAATTGCTTTAGCACAAACTGGATTACAATTAGCACAACAAGCACCAAATATTATAGATGTTAAAGAAGCTTATAGAAGATTTTTACAATCTTTAAATATTCCAGATTATCAAGATTTAATAATACAAGACGAAGAAACACCTAGACGAGATCCTGTTTCAGAAAATATGGCATTATTAAATGGTAAACCAATTAAAGTGTATGAAGACCAAGACCATCAAGCTCATTTAATTGTACACCAACAATTCATGATGGATCCAAGGTTTGGTGGTAATCCTCAAGCTAAAGAAGTTTTATTTCCACAAATGATGGCTCATATGGGTCAACATATGGCTTATTTATATCAACAACAAATGCAAGCTCAAGTACCACAAGGTATGCCTACTTCGTCTGGAGAAATTAATAAAGAATTAAGAGAAGAAGATACTAAAGATATAAGTGTAGAACAAGAAAATAGAATTGCTGCAGCTGCTGCACAAGCGGCACAAAGTTTAATGGGTAGTATGCCACCATCACCAGAACAACAAAAAGAAAATATGGAAATGCAAGAGAAGCAAGCAAGTTTACAATTAAAAGCAGAAGAGCTAAATATTA